ACCAAGAAGGGTGAACTCGTCAGTCAAAACCTGCATGTTCCAGAATTCTTTCGCAACGTTGGAAACGGACCAAACGTTATCATCACCATACGTAACAAGTCGTACATGCTCATTGAAGGCGCGCATCGTTTTCAAATGTTTCGGAGCAATCCGAAGCCAAATGTAGCGAAACGCCAACAACAAGTATCCAGAGCCAAAGTCAGAGGTTCCAAAAATGCCAGAGGGGAGGGAGTGGGTGCATTGGTAGGCAGCACCGCGGTAGTATCGCACGCAATATACCAACTGTATCCAAAGGGCTTTCCGAATTTCGGTATTCCCATCAGAGTACATCTGATCTATCACATGGAACAACTCCCACAAAATCTTGTCCATGAGAGTACCGTCCAAGTTTCCAAAATCACCGTCACCACAATTGTCGTAACTAACTTCATTCAGATACTTGTACATGTACTCCCACTCAGCAGACCAAACATTTAATCCAACTCCAGTTCCATTTCTGATCCTGTTGCGACGAATCGCAACAATAGCATCCATGAAATATTGCCGGATAACAACGTTCAAATGCATTGGTAAGACTGTGAAAACTCGCGTCTTCCCAGCCAATACCTTCTCACGTGGTCTACGTTCATCTTTCAAACAATCTAAAGAGAGGATGCCAAGTGTATTTCCTTGGCGGATATTTTCCACCAAGTCTTCACACGCCAACACCAGCTCCTCATAGCCAGGGCTTGCGGGGTCAAATCCTTCGGTGCCCAGATAATAAGTCTTTCCTTTCATTCCATGACGATCCCAACCATAACCTGGGGAGGTTACAGTCGAGATTGGATTGCGGAGCTCATCACCTGGGACACCAGCGATCGCTTCTTCTATAGATAAAACACGGAGGGGTTCTGACACACCCTCCATGAAATTTCTAAAGACATCACGACCAGCAATTTTCAACAAGTCAGTTTCACAAGTCGGGGTACACTTACCCGCTTTCACAACTCCTAAAGCCAATGGATCCTTTCGGACACCATCGACTTCAAAAGGTCGCAATTTAGCGGGAATAGTGGTCGGTTCAGTCAATTTGCCATACATACTTGAGGGAATAATAGTCGATCTAGAAACTTCTCCAGGACCGTCATCAATTTGACAGACAGGGAGAAATTCACCAGGGACTACCTTCACACAAGGTTTCCGGTCAGAGAAATTCTGAGCCATTTGCGCAACGGGGGCAAACGCACTCAAAACATCAGCAAGGTCTTCAGCGGTTACCAAACATGACCAATTACGTCCAACTTGAGAGCCAGCAACATGCATACCGACGAATTTCTTCGTCAATACGGTGGAGCTAACACTCAAAAGTTGACCGCAATAGCCAGGTTGAGTAGGGATTTGGTATTCGTAGAGGTCTCGAGCAATTATAGTAGGATTATCCATCCTTGATCCGCTAGGAGCAGCGATGTCATATCTTACATAATCGCGGGGAGTAGCATAGCCAGTAGAGCACATTAACGCAACAGTATCGTTGGCGGGACGCGGACCAGACAGAGCAACAGGTATAGAACCATGAAGTCTGTCCAGATCGGCAGTTCCAACGAAATATTTTGTAATGTCTTTGGCAGGGGGCATTTTCATAGACAAGTCCAAGTAGCAGATATCAGAGTAGGTGGTTTCACCAAACAATAACTCTCTCTCAATCACAACGCAATTTTGAGAGGTTATGAAATCGGAAATTTCTAACTCTTTTCCAGTTTGTAAGTAGATGTTCTTGAGTCGCACTTTCTCAGGCTTAAGCATATCAAGATAAATCTTGAAATGGTAAGGCATCATTGCGATTGAACCTTTCAGCATTGTAAGGACACCGAGGGCATCCTTCTCCACACCTTTCACAACGGGGATGATCAAATACTGTTGTTTATAAACAGAACAAATCATATCCCATTGCATCGGGTCAGCAGCAACTTGAGATTCTCCATGCAACGATCCTTCTTCCAAAATTGGAAGAGTAGGTTTTGCAACCTCAGCACTTCCAACTTTCTTCACTGTTCCTTTCTTAAAAGCACGCATTTGTCGATGTCGGGGTTGAGTAGTCGGGTTGTGGCTTTCTGCAACATTCGCATTTTGGGTCTTACGATAAATCGCTTCGAACCCAATAAACGAAGTCACAGCAGCAACAACCATAATCGG